AGCCCTTGTATGTTCCCACTCTTGGGTATTTCTTTTAATTTGACCATAAGCGTATCTGTTATAGTTTGCCCACGTCATATCGAAGAATTGGTCGGGAAGAAGCCCCACTTCACATATAGCAAAGTCTAGAACCTCTTCCCAGCCTATTTTTTTGGCGATTTACCGCCTTTAGAATTAGATTCGATTGCTTGTTGTATCTCAGTAACTCCTTGTGTAGCTTTAACCGATTCCTCAAATACCTGAGTGATTTCCGTGATTTGCGAAATAGGCATATCGTCTACCCACATAACCACATCCTCATACGTAAAGTCCTCAGTCTCTTTCTTAATAAAGCAGTTGTTCTTTAATCCGCAATAAACCAAATCAGCACATAGCTTAATAGGGTTTTGCTCATTGAACTCTACTACACCGGTATTGTTGAGCTTTGAATACTCGATTAATGCGTAGTTACCGAATTTAACACCACGCTTCTTACCACCTAATTCTAATTGAATATAACCTGTCATAATTTTCTCCTTTTAATAGTAGTTGTGGCTACCGTCTAGGAGAGTTAATTAAACAGTTCCTTTTGTTAATGCTCCAGTACCTTGGAAAGATACGCTGAAACCTGAAGGACTCTCCATATCAGCAGTCTGAGAGATAGAAGATACGTAAGCGTTACCGCTCAATACCATGTCACCAGCAGTTGAAGTAGAGAAAGAAACCACTACAGTTTGTCTGTCTAATAACATCTGTACAAGCTCATCAGTTTCTACGCTACCAGAAGAAGCATAGTCGATAAGACCATCAGAAGATAAAGTCCAGCTACGTACACCAGCAAAGAACTCAGCCCATCCGGCAGAATCTTTAGTAGTAGCATCAGGCATATCCACACTAATCTCTAGAGAAGCGGTAGTAGCCTTTAAGATTGGGTTACCGGGGTTTCCGATTTTGATAACCAAGTTTGTTCCGTTAATTAAAGCCATTGTTTTGTTTTATTTTTAAGTTAATATTAAGCGATTGATGTTGCAAATACTTCTGTTCCTTGAAGCGTTCCTGAATAAGTTACTACATCTTCCATAGGAGCGTCAATAGTCATACTAGATACGTAAACATATCCGTTGAATACTAATGAACCAGATAGATTCGTAGTGAATTTAACTAAGAATTTGGTTTTGTTTTCGATAGCTGCCTCAATCCATGCAGGATCAATATAATCAGCGTAATCTACTAAGCCTTCAAAGTCAAATGTAAATGATCTTGTACCCATAATAAATTCGCTCCAACCAGCTGAATCGCGAGATGTTACGTCAATAGGGTTTGCTTCTAAGTTTAAGGTGAAGCTACGTGAGTGACCAAAAGCATAATTTGTGCCTCCGTCTACTGCGTATAATACTAAGTCTGTTCCGTTTACTAATGCCATTTTATAATTGTTCTACTATATTTCTAATTCTAATTATTTTTCTAACCTCATAAAATCCCTGATACTGAGTTTCTGTATAGGTCGTTGACTCCAAGCTGTTTGTAATAACCTTAAAGTCAGGAGCTGCATCCGGAAGAGAACTGCGATTAATGAGTAGCTGCATAACCTGATTTGAGATATTGTCCGCATCAGACTTGCTATAGTTAGTACCATCTGTGCCAGTAAATACTTGTACGGTTACTACGCAGTTGCTATTGAAGTTGCTCTTTGTAGACTCATCAACAACACTAATATTTGAAATCTGGATATAGGGATAGTTAGCAGTATCAATAACATTATCATAAACAGCAACATAGTTACCGTTAATACTAACTGCATTATTTAGCTTAGTGTAATAAGCCTTCCTTAAGCTATATCCTACGTCTTTCATAATACTATCGTCACTTTCGCTATCGCTTCGTGTTAGTTGTTAAATGGTGGAGGTAAAGTAGCGTCTACTGGATTCTTTTGTAGCTCGATTTGAGAAGCAAGACCAGCATCAATTGATTCAACGTCTAAGTTAGCTTCTAACCAGCTTTCTACTTCTTCTTTAGTCAAATCTTCGTAGCTTACAAATTGTTCAGGAGTAGGCTCACCAACAGGGCAAGTACCGTATAATTCTGCACTATATTCACCTTCAACTGCACTTCTTCTCCAGTGGATATTGTACACCACATCTTTCATTGAACCTTCGCTAATTTTTACGTCCATAGCGTTGACGATCCATTTAAATTCCATTATTTTAATTTTGCTTTTAATTCTTCAATTTGTGCTTGTTGCTCTTGTATAGCTTTTACCAAGATTGGTATTAAATCCTGTCTAACAGATTTGTATTTCTCATCTGATTCTTTTTCAGAAACCTTAAATTCATCTATCAAGTCAGGGAATACCTCTTCAAATTCTTGAGCTATAAATCCTCTATCGTTTTTAATCCCCTTACCAGCTCCATCTTTCCAATCGAATACACGTGGTTTAAGCATCATTATTTTGGATAGAGCATTATCAATATCTCTTATATTTTCTTTTAATCTAATATCAGATAAGGCACTTATTGTTGTGTTTGTTGCAAAGACTGTTCCGGAACCTGAAACGTAGAATCTATATGTTGAATTATTTGTATCCCAAACGTGTAGTGTGTTTGTGCTGTTAACAATAGAACTGAACAACTCACCAGAATTACCAGATGTACCATATATCATTACACCATTTGCTGTCAATGCATCTGATGTCTTACCAATTAAAACTCGACCCCCACTGGTGATACGCATACGTTCAGAGTTATTCACATTAAATGTAATACCTAAACTACCTGCGCTATTATCCCTCAAGAATCCTAAGTGAGCAGCTGGGTTACCACTTGTGCCATACCACATACCCATTTTTGCCTGCTCTGAATTGACTGCTCCACCTGAACCATTCGCGAATCCAGCTTTAAAGTTTGCATCAGACGCTCCAGCAGTAAATAATGCCGCAACGGTGTTAGCTCCAGATGATGGATTACAATGAAGAAGAACCGATGGAGATGAAGTGCCTATACCCAATCCAGTACTCGTAAGTCTCATCTGCTCTGCATTCGCATTTGCAAATACAACGCCGTCTCCACCAGCGTTTCCTATCGCTAAAATATCTCCTTTTGTTCCATTAAGCGGGTTAGCACCTGATCCATTCCAGTAATTCATTACCGGTAAGAATAGAGATGAAGAAGATCTTTGAAGGTAAACAACATCATTTACAGTCAAGCTACCAGCTACGTGAAGCTGCGTATTAGGGTTACTAGTTTGTATACCTACGGCTCCAGAGTCCCCAGTAATTGTTAAACTTTTGGTAAATGTACCTGAATTTTTTCTTGTTGATATTGTAAAATTATAAGCATCTCCTCCATCAAATTCCATTCCCATTAATGATCCGTAACCACCCCCACTTTGGTCGGCAATTAATTCAATACCGCCTTGAAGTATTGTTAACTTATTACCAGGTGAGGAAGTGCCAATTCCCACGTTACCATCGCCTCTAACTCTAAGATAATTAGCCGTCTCAGACCAATTTGTAACCAAGAAGCTGTAGTCGGAGCTATTTGTTCCTGCTGCAACGTGAACTCCGTATGATTGACCAGTTGTACTTCCTCCCTTGACGTAAACAGTATTTGAGTTGTTATCTCCCTGAATAGCTAGTTTACCGGCAGTTGTATATCCAGTATTGTTTAATAATAGATTGCCATTTGAAATAAGTGACATGGCAGTAGTCGTATTGTTAACTACAAAGTGTATCGGGTCCCCGGTAATTTGTCTTATATATGCACCAACACCAGCCAGAGTACCAGAACTTTCATTATATCCAATTATAAGTCCGTAAGAGTTATTTTTGTTTACGCCAATCCATTTTTGAGTACCGGTTCCTGATGATGATATTTGTACAGCTAAGTTGCTATCTATGCTAGTAGCTCCACCGGCCAGCATAACTCCAGAAGATTTTATATCACCAGTAACATCTAATCTCACCGATGGGGCAGCATTGCCAATGCCTATTTGACTTCCATTATCGTAAATAACGCTATTCCCAACAGTTGTGCTTCCAGTAAATCTTGTTAAATATCCAGAAGTACCAGTTCCAGTTACAGGGTTAGTTAGCAAAGGTTGGCCACCTAATCCAGCTAAAGTATAAGTAGGAATATTTAAAGTAGCTCCAACAAGTGTTGCTGAACCGCTATTTCCAGTAGTAGTTAATGTTAAAGCGTTTTGTTTATTATTGAAAGTACTCCAGTCGGTAGAAGATAAAGCTCCTCTATTAGTAGCACTTGCAGTAGGGATATTTAAAGTAATATCTCCGCTTGAAGTAATTGGACTGTTAGAAACCGATACATCAGTTCCAGTAGTACCTAAGGCCAAACCAACACTTGTAACCGTTCCTACGCTCCAAGATCTATTTGCAGTTAAGTCATAAGACGTACCATTGATAGATAATGTTCTTACGTTAGTTACAGGAGTATATCCTAAGCCAGTAGTAACATCTGAGCTAGTTAAAGCTAAAGTACCACCTAAAGTCAAGTTGCCTGAACCTGTAACACTTCCGCTCAAGCTCAAACCGCTAACAGTTCCAGTTCCACTTACGCTAGTTACAGTACCTACATTCCAGCTTCTGTTAGCCGATAGATCGTATTCTGTTCCGTTGATGGTAAGTGTACGAGTATTATCTACCTTAGCATTTAAAGCATTTTGTAGGTCTGTTTGGTTAGATAAAGTTCCTGTGATAGAACCCCAAACCGCATTAGGCTCAGAAATCTTCACATAAACGCTACCAGACCAACGATAAACAAAATTGGTATCTAAGGTGATATAAATCTTTCCAGTCTCTCCAGTCGCGGGTAATGCAGCGTAGTTAGCAACCTCAACTACATCATCTACGTAGCTTGGTAATTGAGTAGAAGGAACTTTACCAGCACCGTCTAAGCTCGCATATCCATTAGCCACTCCCTTGTTTGCTACGTTCTCAGGAGTATATCCTAAAGCAGCTTGTTTATTGTTAAATGTATTCCAGTCGGTAGAGCTTAAGTAACCATCAGCAGACGCTCCAGATTGAGTAATACCGATAGTTCCAGAACCAGTGATTGTTCCGCCTGTAAGAGGTGCAGAAGTACCAACTGAGGTAACTGTACCAACACTCCAAGATCTATCAGCAGAAAGGTCGTAACCTACGCCATTGATAGTCATGATTCTTGAGTTAAGTGCTGGAGTATATCCTAATGCAGTAGTTACGTCTCCTGATGATAATACAACTGCTCCAGTTCTAGTATTGAAAGATGTTACACCTACATTTACGCTATACGTTCTATTGGCTGATAAATCAAAGGTCTCACCATTAATTGTAATTGTTCTTGTATTAGGTACTTTATTAGTAAATGATTCGTAATCTACTGAAGATAGATAACCATCTTGTATTGCACTAACTTGTCCTAATTTGGTTTTAATCGAAGCATTTGTTTCGTCACCTGTATTTGTTCCTGAAGTCGACCCGCTTACGTTAGATGCAGTTAAAGTGCCAGTGAATAAACCATTGCCGTCTACATGCAGTTTTTGAGTAGCAGTAATCCCGATACCAATTCCAGAAACGCTCTCAGAGATAATACTTGAGCCAATAGCTGAAGAAGAAGTAAACTTAGGGATAAATGTTGCAGTACCGCTACCTGTAATCAATCCAGACTCCGAAAGGTTTTGCCAATCTACTGCACTTCCAGTTGAAACTAGAATTTGTCCATTAGTTCCTGGATTATTATTTGTATCATAAAGTGGGCCACTAAGCCTGAAATTGCCATCGACAAATACAGTAGTAGCAGACAGATATAACGGGGTGTTATTGCCCAAACCATCAGTAATCTGCTTAAGAGACACTGTGATTGGCCCATTATCTGTTATTTTTAATAACGCATCATACGTAGATGCTATGGTTTGTCCGGTTAGTGATGCCATTTATATTTTTGCTCTAATATAGTAAAAAAAATTAACTTTTGCAACATTATTTTTCAAGAAATTATTTCCAGAAGTTTTTAATAAACTCCATTCCTTTTTGGTCTATTGTATTTAGGAAATAGTATCTTCCTCTTATTGGCCCCTCTTTAAAATAAAAGTTAGGGTTATCGCTTCTATATGGTGCAGCTACTGCATTTGCGTCTATCCCACTTTCCCATCCAGTTTTTATCGTAAATGGATAACTAGGATATTGTCTTGTACCAAATTCCAAGTAGATGAATTCTCTTATTGGTTTGGCGATAGCTGTGCCCGTTATTACACTATTTGTAGACGATATTTGATAATATATTGGGTCTATTGTTAACTGAACCCTTTGATCTAAATTATCGCCTCCGTATTTGCTATTTGTCGAGTTTGTAATTCCAACAACAGCTTCCTGAACCTTTCTCTCCGCTCTTGACTGGATATTTTCTACAAACTTCTTGTAATCATTAATTACAGTATTTGCATCTCCTGATTTGCTACTGAATGACCGACTTGTATTTCTAACTACTGCCATTACTTTCTAAGCCAACCAACTATCTTTAAGTAAAATTTACGCTCATCTTCGATGATAACCGAGTGGATGATGTAATCGTTACCTCTGTATCTAATCTTATATTTCTTATCAATGAACTGGCTATTCTCAGCCCAAGTTGTTAATATTTGCTCCCAGATAGTAGGCTCATTCCAAGTCAAAGAATCTCTATATCTAAGAATAAACTCGAACTTGTTATTAGTTACTCTCTCCCCACCCTGAACCGATAATCCTCCATCATAAGGTTGTACCTTAGCGAATGTCTGATACGATGCTTGGTAAGTAGGTTTAGTACCACCAGTCTCATCATACGTCAGTGAGTAGGTAACCAGTTCTATAATTTCCCTAAAGTCAGATGTCTTATGGAATGTTCTTCTCATTAGAATAAATAAACTCTTCTGTAACTAGCTGCTGTTTGTTTTGCACTGTTTGACAACTCAGTAACCTGAGAGGCATCCATAACATTTTCTCTAAATTCAAAGTCCATACCTACCTGCTTCATGATAGCAACTTTCAAGTCACCCGGAAGTGGGTTATATCCAGCTACATATTCAATCTCAATAGGGTTGATGATACCTCCATAGAAACGAATGTTCTTGAAGCTATTACCGGTAACTAAATAATCAGTACCCGCAGTAAGCGTAGTTTTAACTCCTGACTCATCAATAGACTTAACGTGGGTTATAGATTGTATTGGCCCGTAAGGAATATCAATATTTTCTGCAACCTGTTGGAATGTAGCCACTAGTGTTTTAGTAGCAAAACTACAACCTGTATAACGCTCCATCTTTGATCTAGCACCTGTAATTAGGGTAGCCAATAGAGTGTCCCAAGAACCGTAGTCGATGTTAAGGTAATCCTTCATCTCTTGTACGGTAACTGGTTCAGATACTAAATCTGTTTTAATTTGAACGTCAAGTCCTAAAGTCATTATTTAGTCTTTTTAGCGGTTTTTAATTCTTTTGTTTTAACAACTGGCTTCTCTTCTTTTTCTTCTAGGATCTCTAAGATCTTTACGAATTTCTTGTTTAGTAAGAGTTCAGCTCTCTCGTCACTTACTTCAAACTTCTCTCCCTCTCTAACGAATCTTTCTAATTCTAAGTCTCTGTAAGCCTTAACTACTTCAATCTTTGTCATAACTATTTATTTTTTGAAAGTAGGGGAGGAAACGATCCTCCCAGTAGAAAACTACTTTCCAAACTACTTTATAGATTAGGCAACGTTACCTAAGTCAGCAAATACGAATGCATCTGGACGGTCGATAGCTAATACCTCACGAGCCTCGATACGAACAGTAACTAAGTTTTTCTGTACGTTATCTGAATCTTGCTCGAAGAATTCAACTTTCAGGTCGTCAACAACTACACGCTTCGCCATGTTCCAGTCACCTAACAATACTTTATCGTCAGCTACGAAAGATGATTTGAATACAGGGATACCAGCGATAGCAACTTCGCCACCAGCAGTGATAGTGAAACCACCAGGTACTGAGTAATCAGCAGGTTTAGTTTGTAACAAACGAGCCCATTGCTTAGGGTTAACTACGATACCGTTTACTGAGAAGTCAGCAGACTCTAAGTTAGCTACGTAGTCGATGATTTGTTCAGCATCTACAGTTGCAGAAGTGGTAGTA